GTCTAATGATGTGTAAGGCTATGGGAATAAAACAAATTCCTAAAGATACATCAACAGCGTGTATGGGTAAGAGCGTTTCTGCTGAACTTGTTATGGGTAAGAAAGGTTATCTTGAAATAAAAGATGATTATGGCAGAGGATGGCAACCAGTTGATACTAACAGGGTATCAGCGCCAAAACCTGTAGAAGATGACAACATCCAAACAGGTCCATCTGAAGCGGATCTCAAGTCAATGGGGTCTACAACGCTTGACGATGAAGCACCATTTTAATTTTGATGGTAACAAAAGGCCTACGCTGTGCGCTTATTGTAAGCGTCCAGCAGGCCCGTTTTTAAAACAAGACGGAGAACATTGGCTTGGAGCGTGCTGTATGGATCATTTAAAAAAGATTGGTGAAGGTTTGAGACTGCCAAACAAAGCACAATTAAATGATGATGGGATTGAATACTCAATAGCACAAACCAAAAATTTATATTTAGATCTAACACTTAAAGAAGAAGATAAACCATTACATAAATGGGAAAGGGATAACAGAAAGAAAGTCTTTACTTCTATCGTTAGAGAATATCTAAACTGGGCGAACGTGCAAGCCGAGTTAGATGACCAGAGAGCTGCAAATGGATTTAACAAAGTACCTAAAGAGGGACGTACTCTATAACGATTTAGGATTTAGTACAGGAAAGAGTACACACGATTTAATAAACGAGATGCAAGTACAAGGGTTACTTGTAGACTTCTTAGAAATTACTGGCGAGATAATCAGAGTGCCAGTAAAAGCAATAAACAGTAAACCAGATACAGGTGGCCAACGTAGTGGTTACTATGTAGTGAACCAGGTGGGTGAACATATGTTCTGCACTTACGGTAATTGGAAGACTGGGTTTGAAGGCAAATGGTCTTCTATAGATACCAATAGCTTAAGCGTAGTTGACAAGCAAGCGCTACATGAACAGATGATACAAGCATCTGAAAAAGCGAAAGAGCAAAGGAAACTGAGACAAGATGAGGTTGCCGTAGAAGCACAAGAAAGAATAAATATATGTCACGATGCTACTGAACATGAATATCTCACGAATAAAAAAGTTAAAAGCTATGGGTTGAAACAATTAAATGGTAACTTAATTGTTCCTGTCTATTCTACTACAGGTGAGGTTCGTTCTCTACAGTCTATAGATAAAAAAGGCAACAAAAGATTCAAATCTGCATCAGAAATAAAAGGTAATGTATTTTTAATTGGTACTACCTTTTTAGATCTAAAAGATATAGAAAAATTAATTATAGTTGAAGGCTACTCAACTGCTGCTTCAGTTTATGAAGCTACCCAAATTCCCGTGGCTTGCGTATTTAGTGCCAACTTTACGTTGGATGCAGTCTCTAAATTGCGTAAGCTAACGGGTGCTAGATTTATTTTAGCCTTAGATAATGATGAGAACGGCGTGGGTGAAAAGAAAGCGCAAGAGTGTGCAAGTGCCGTGCTTAATTGTGCGGTGCGTTTACCGAGCGAGCGCGGGGACTACAACGACTTATATTTAAAACATGGTTTAGATAAAGTTAAAGCTGAACTCATGGAGCATAAGTTAGGCATACAAAAGTACGCGATCAGAAACCTAGTCGGTAAGCCAGAGCCACAAAAATTTTTAGTAGATGGATTGATACCAATTGGTAAACCAGGCATTTTAGCAGCTGTGGGTGGCGTGGGT